GCAGTCGCGGCACGAGAAACTTGTAGGCTGGAAGAAGATCACCGACTGGCTTGGGCAATTGTCGTTCCGGTCATCGAAATACCGCGCTGTGGTGATGGGCGCGGTACAGAAGGCGATGAGAAAGGTTAAGCTTGGTTGATTTTGTGCTATAATTCAGGTAGTTGAAAGCGCAAAGAGAACAACGGGCGCAAAGTAGAAAAGAAACACAAGTTTACAGTCTATGAGGCGGCGTTGTGCGAATTCCAGAAATGGAGTTTTCACGACGCCGCTTTTTTGTTGTCTATGAGGTGAACATGGCTGATTATCCGTGGGATCAATGTATAGCCGACCAAATGGATCGTTATGGGGACATGGACACTGCCCGCCGTGTTTGTGGCATGATCCGCCACAAGTACGGCAAATCCGTGAAGGGTGACATCACCCTGCCGGATGGGTTCGACCTGAAAGCGGAGTTGACCGCAATCAATGAAGTGCTTGGAGTCAAGCCTGCCGCCAAAGCGGGAGCGCGGCACAGCGCCAGCGACCAGACGCACATAGACAAAGCAGTCGAACATCTGGTGGACGCCGGGGGAGATCATGCCAGGTTCCACCGCCCTGAGGATGCGATATTAGGCGCATTGGGGGGCAAGCCGATGAAGGCCGATGCCGCAATTACCCTGGATATTCCTGCCTTTGAGTGGGCATGGGTAAAAGCCGCGGGGGACTGGGAGCTTGATGTACTGGGCATTCCATTCGGCGGGCCATACAACGGCAAAGACGCGCAGCGCCAATACTTCAGCGCCAAGACAAATCTATACCTGGACTTTTTCAAAGATATTCCGGCCATGTATTTTCACAGCGTCAAGCCGGACGGGAAGAGTCTACAGGTTACGCCAGAAATCATCGGCAAGGCGCATTATGACCACACCGACGATAAAGGCCACTGGTTCAAGGTCGTGTTGGACAAAACGAAAGCGCTCGCGACACGCGTTTGGGAAGCCGCCAAGAAGGGCCTGGCGCGTGCCTCGTCTGGCAGCGTACAACACCTGGTACGCATTGCCAGCGACGGCGAGATTCTGTCATGGCCGATTGCTGAATTATCTTTATTGGATACCGGCGAAGGGCGAACGGCGATCAATCCGTATGCCGTTGCTCTTCCAGCCGCGAAAGCAGTTTATCAATCCGCGGGGATAGAGTTCCCCGCCCTACCGGACGACGATGAGCCAGAGGCCGCGGTGAGCGGCGGCGTAAGCGAAACTCCGGCCAACCAATCTCTAAAAGGAGCTATTGAAATGACCACAGAATTTGACGTTCAAAAAGTGGTGGCCGAAGCGCTTGCAAAACATGACGCAGACCAAGCCGCAAGCCTGGCCGCCAAAGCTACCGCCGAAAAGGCGGAGAAAGATCGAGTTGATGCCGCAGTAAAGGCTGCGACTGACAAGCTCAATGCCGATTGGGCCGCGAAATTCCGCCTCCCCGGTGGAGGGCCGATCACGACCCAATTCGCGGATACCTACAAATACGACGGGCTGAGCGCCGCGGAGTTGGGCCTGATGATCGATATGCAGTCCGAGCTTGCCGCGAAATCTACGCACATGGCAAAGGTTTCCCCTGCCGCGGTCAAAGCGCTGATGCTCAAGGTCGCGCGCCTGGACAAAGAAAAAGTATCCGGCGATACCGTGGCCTATGCTACTCAAGCGCTCAAGACCGCCATCGGAGCGGACCTGTCTGACGTTGCAATCAAAGCCGCGACCGACCCAATGTATACAGGCGGAACCACTGAAGGCGCGTATTGGGTGGGCACAGCCTACTCCAATCAGCTATGGGAATCTATCCGCGCCGTGCCTGGTGTGGCGCAGAAAATCCCCGCCGTGACCATCCCGGATGGCTACTCCAGCGAGTATTTCCCGCTGGAATCTACTGACCCGACCTGGTATAAAGTGGCCGAGGCCAGTGCCAGCGACAGCACGCTGAAAGTGCCTGCCGCGACCATTGCCGCGAGTCAGGCGGCAGTCGGGCAAAAGCAAATCACCGTCGCCAAAATGGGCGCGCGCGTGCTCTATACTGGCGAACTGACCGAGGACAGCCTGGTCAATTTTGCGCCTCAGCTTCGCAAGCAACTGGAGTTATCCGGCGCGGAGAAGTTTGAAGCCGTCATCATCGACGGCCATACCGCCACCTCCAGCAATATCAACGACATCGGCGGCACGACCTATTCCGGCGCAGCCACCACGCTTTTCTTGATGTTCAACGGGTTGCGCTATCTGGGCCTGGTGGGTAACACTGCCAACAGTCGCAGCGCGGCAGGCAGCCTGTCCGAAGATGACTACCTGGATACCGTTAAGCTGCTGGGCACAGCCGGTATCGGCGGGGCGGACATTACCAAAGTCGGTTTTGTGATCGACCCTAACGTTTACTGGAAGTCCCTCAAGCTGGCAACGCTCAAGACCAAAGACGTGTGGACGCAGGCAACCCTCGAAAATGGAGCGCTCACCCGCCTGTGGAACTACCCGATCCACGTATCCTGGAACATGCACTACATGAGTTCCGACCGCAAAGCGAATACCGCGGGCAAGGTTGACAACGATACCACAACCAATAACGCCTACGGCGCGATCCTGGCCGTGCGGTGGGACTCCTGGAAATTGGCGTACAAACGCCGCATGACAATGGAAACCACCCGTATCGCCAACGCCGACACCTGGGAAATCGTGGCTATGGCCCGCTTCGGGCTTGGCTATCGGGATACTGAGGCTTCAGCAATTTCGTACTATTGTGGAGTTTAGGACTAACATTGTCCTATTACTCATCTAATCAATCTGATATGTAGCCTGATAGGGGAGGGGCAGCCCTCCCCCGAGGCAAAGGAAAATAACAATGGCTTCACCGTTTATTCTTCGCAAAGGCGTTTCCACTCTCGCCGATTTAGCAGATGGGAACAGCATGATTAACCTGGCTGTGGCCGCGGGCGGCAAGTGGTTTTATTGCGATCCGACCAATGGATCTGCTGGCGGCGATGCACGCACGGCAGCAAGCGCCAATTCCAGCCTGTTGACCTGCTACAACCTGCTGCGGGATGGCTACAACGACGGCGTGTTTTTCATCGGCGGCGCAACCGCCTATGAGCCAGCAGCCAATTTTGCATGGGCAAAATCCTACGCCCATTTGATCGGGCTGAACAATTCCCTGCCCGGCCTGGGGGCGCGCTGTCGCATCGTGAACACAGCAGCCAAAGACCTGACGGCCCTATTCACCCTCAGCGGTTCCGGGTGTCTGATTGCTAACATAAAATTCGCGGATGAGAAAGACGCGGCCGCGGATGGGGTTTGTGTCTTGGTCTCCGGCGACCGCAACCATCTGGTAGGTTGTGAATTTTTGGGCATGGCAAATGCTACGGCCTCCGGGCCATTCTCGCGTGCGGGTTCGTATTCCCTGAAAATCAGCGGCGAGGAAAACACCGTAACGGGCGGTTCGATTGGTTGCGATACCATCGCGCGCACCGCGGCAAATGCCGAGCTAGTCGTGAGTGGTACTCGTAATCGGTTCATCGGTTGCGACATTCGCTCGAATAGCGTTACTGCTGGCAAGTTTCTGGTCAAGATTGATTCGAGCGCAGCCGACCTTCGCGATGTCCAGTTTACCGATGTTTTATTTTTTAACTACTCGACCAACTGGGCAACCGGGATTACGGACGCGATCAACATGAGCGTATCGAATACGGTGTTTGTGATCTTGCGCGGCAACTGCCAGTTTGTGGGCGTGGGTATGGGCGTGGCCGATACCGTGACGCGTATCTATGGCGCGGGCGCCGCCGCCAACGCCGGGATGTTCGTCTCGACCAACCCGAATACCTAATTACCTTTTTTATGTGTGGGGAGGGCGCAATCCCTCCCCCTACCAAAGGCGGCGTTATGTTCCAACTCATAAAACTTGCCATCACCGTTACGGCAGGCGGCGCAGCGACAGTCGTATCTGAAAACTATAATGGCCTGTTATATGGCCTGAAATACGTTCCCGGAACGCTTGACACCGGCGCTGACCTGACCATCTCCAGCACTCAAAGCGAATGCGACATCACCATCCTGACCATCACCAACGCCGGGACATCCGAAGTCGAGTGGTATCCGCGGCTTAACTCGTGCGGTGCTACTGGTGCAGCGAACACCGATTACCTGGTATTACCTCCCGTGATTGGCGCGCTCAAGGTCGTGGTGGCGCAGGGCGGCATCTCGATGAGCGGCACGCTGTACGGGATACTATTGGTGGACTGAGATCCGCGATGACCTTGATAAATTGTTATTGCACCCTGGCTGAGCTTCAGGCCTATCTGACGGCAGTGGGCCTTACGTTCGCCACTGACGGCACAAATGATAACGTGATGGAAGAGATCATCGAGGCCGCCTCGCGCCTCTTCGATGGCGAGACTCGGCGCACATTCTACGCTCGTGCGGCAGAGACACGTTATTTCGATGTACCCGACGCGGACAGCAGAGACCCCCGCGAGCTGAAACTTGACGACGATCTGCTGAGCATTGACACCGGTGGGCTGGTGAATGGCGATACGACCGTTATCACATCCGCGTATTACAAGCTCCTGCCGCTGAACCTGACGCAAAAGCGTGTTATCCGACTCAAGGATAGCTCCAGTTATTATTGGTCATCGGATAGCAGCGGCGACGTGGTTGGCGTTATCAGCGTCAAGGGTTCGTGGGGCTACGCTGCCACAGCTCCAGATAATGTCAAACAAGCCGTACTTGAAATTAGTGCAGGGGCGTACAAGCGGCGTTTCGGTGAGAATCTGAGCGCCGTCACCACCATCACCGCGGCGGGCGTGACGATCACCCCGCAGGACGTGACTGTGTACGCACAGCGCACGATCAACGCGTACCAGAGGAAACTATGAGCCTACAGGCAGGCGCGATCATCACGGCTATAGCAGGACTGAGTATCTCTGGCGTGACCATCAAGGATGATAACTCTATCCCCGCCGATGTCACCAACGCCGGATTACCCCTGTTCTGCCCGCGCCCGAATGGATTTATCAGCAATCTTAAAACGGTGCGCAACAGCCAGAATGCGGCGGTAACGAAGTACACCGTAACATATACCCTGACCTATCGCCTGTTCTACGCCCCAGTTGGCAGCGGCAGCGGGATTACCACGATCTATTCCGACATGGTTAACAAAGTTTTCGTCATTCTGGATACGGTTCTGGCGAATAATGCCATCAATGCCGCGATTGATTTCACGCTTCGCAGTGTGTCGGATTTCGGAGCCGTGACCGATGCAGTGAACCACCAGTTCTGGGGCTGTGATTTTACTTTTGACGTGATGGAGTTTGTGGACTGAGGTGAAAAATGAGTCTAACCGGGCGAACTCTCCCGAAATTTGACAGATTTTATTGCGATGGTTACGACCTGTCTGGCTACAGCCGCACGATTGGCCCGCTCGAACAGGTCTACGACGAGCATGACCTAACCGCCGATATGGGCGATACCGTCAAGGGCTATCTGCCCGGACATTTGCAATCTAACGTCGGTGTGCTCAACGCCGTGTTCGACAACACCGCCACGATAGGACTCCATGCGCTCATGGCAACGGCTGGAGCCATGCGTACCATAGTGGTTGCGCGTGGTATCCGCGCAGCCCCCGCCGCGGGTGATCCGGCTTTCTGTGGGCAATTCGTCCACAAGGGCTATCAACCAGACGGATCGAGCGGCGCAACTTATGCTACCCTGCCGTTTAGTGGCATGGCCGCAAATGCCGCAACTTTGCAATATGGCGCATGGGGCGTCTTGCTCCATGAGAACGCCGTTCGCTTGGTTGGGAGCGGAGCGAATACCGGGAGCGGGGTTGATAATCCAGCAGGCAAGCAGACCACGCACGGCGGATTTTTTATCTACGAGGTGCTGGCAGGGGACGGAGCCGCTA